TTTCCTCAACCAAGTCGGCCACCTTGTCGGCGACCGCAACAGCTTTACCAATACCGATCAGGAGCTTGGCGTCCGAGGGGGAAGCCTCATGGACTTCCCCGAGACGGATCACCTGGCCTGCCAGCATCGTTTGCCGTAGGACCTTGATCAACATGATCAGAGGGTGTTGTTGCCGCGGCTGAAGGACTCAGGATGGCGGATTGCGATATCGCAGTCCTGCATCGCCACAACGCGGACGGTGCCGCTGGTGCTGTGGGTGTAGGGATCCACCATCAGGTCAAGGCCAGAGAAGTAGCCGATGATCAGGTCGGCGAAGTTACCGAACCACAGATCGCCAGCAGCAACCTGGTTGGACAGCACACCCCGGTAGCCGTTCACCTCACCGTTCTCCATGATGAAGATGCCGGAGCCGGCGTCCTTCTTCGTGGTCTTGAGGTAGCCACGCATGGTGGCGTTCATCAGGTACACAGGAGTGCCGAGCAGAGCGTTGGCGGTAGCCACGTCGCTCTCGAGGTTCACCACTTCGGTGAAGGTAGGAGCATCAGCGGCGAAGTCCTCGGTGCCGATGCCGGTGGTGTTCTTCAGACCCAGAGGCTCGCTGTTGGAACCGGTGCCATACAGGCCGGCGGCGTCGATCTTCAGAGCGATCACGCTGGCCAGGTCGCTGCGCACCATGTTCTCCACATCGATGGAGGACTGGATCATCAGGCGACGGCTGAAGTCGGTGTAAGCAGCCACAGTGCGGGGCACCAGGCTCACCTGATCGACGGTCTGCTGGGACTCGGTGGGGGAGCCGGACTCAGCCACCCAGTAAGCGGTAGCAGCGCCGGACTGGCGAGGGATAGCCACGTTGCCGGTCAGGCCGGTCAGCACGGTAGCGCCAGCTTGATCCAGAGCGGAAGCGTTACGGAGCAGGTCAATGAACGAACCGGCATCCAGCTCGGTAGCAACCAGGTTGCCGCCGGCGGAAGCGGTACCAACGTTCAGGTCACGACGCAGCACATCCTGAGGGATGGTGATGCCACGGGACTGACGGCCGAGCTTGGCAGCAGCAGCTTCGGAAGCCTCGATCTCGAACGCAGCGGCCTCACGGGCAGCACGGTCGGTCGGGTTGGACAGATAGTTGATGGCACGCAGGAAGGAGAAGCTGCGGCTCTCCTTCTCGCTGAGGCCAATGTCGGCGGCCTGCATGGTCACGGTCTCCTGGGGAATGTTGAGCTTGTCAAGGACAGCAGCACGAGCCTCGTCGATTGAACGACCAGACTCGACCATTTGCCGGCCAAGGTCCTCCATGCCGTGCTTGGTGCACAGGGAGGTGATGTCCGAGATGCGGGCGCGCTCAGCCTCAGCGGCTTCGGCACGCACCACGGCCAGATCGGGGGTGGTGTTTTCCATTGAAGGAATGGGATCGGGTGTTGGTGCTGCCGAAGCAGCAGTGTCATCCTCGAGAGATCGGCCTATCCCGACACCGGGGTCAGCCGGCACCGAGACGACGCTGATCTCGTAAGGAGACCAAGCAGTAGCGACAAAATCGCCACTGCCACGCTCCTCCATTTTGTCGATGGAGTAGCCGAACGAGACGTTGCGTAAAACTCCGTCTCGCACGTCGCTCAGGATTTCCTGAGCGAATGGGTTGCGGCTGAACCGCACGCGCGCATAGCCCCGGCGCTTATTGCCGTCGATATACGCACGCTCCACCACACCGATAACGCGATCGGGGTTGTGGTTGAACAACAGCGGAGCGCCATCGTTCAGACGACTGAGATCAGCCGCCTTGCCTTCATGGCTAAGGATCTCATTGCCGAAGTATCGAGCAACCGGATATTCAGAGCTAAATGGGAACTCGTAGGTGCGCTCCTCAACCTCATCGAAGCTGGTCAGCTCCGCACGCTGATACTTGCCAGTCAGGCTGCGCTCAGGCGCGCTTTCACCATCGCCGGTAGCTTCCTCGAACTCGATCGGATCGAAGTCATGCTCGGCCAACCATTCACGCGCCTCAGCGGGCGTGAATTGCGAGCTACGGAACCGGATCGCCTGAATCTCAGACGTGCCTTCCTTGATCCCGTAGATGAAGTCAATGCCTGAGCCGCCCGCACCGTTCTCTCGACGAAGCGAGTCATATTGCTCGGGATCAGTCAACCGGGCAGCATGTTCGTTCGGATAGGGGCGCTCTAAGTCCACGGCGCTTCTTTCTTGTAATGCCTTGATTCTATCGGCCTTCGATGTAGCCCATTCCTGACCAGCATCTCCGCCCCATGCTGCCCATGCCACACGCCCAGGTGACGGATAGCCATCCTCACCCGGACTGAATCCTTCGCCCTGCTTGTCCACCTCATGCCGGGCGAACCATGCCGCCATCGTGATCACCGTGTCGGCGCTCAGCTCATCACCGCCAAGGATCTGCCCAGCTCGCGTAGCTGCCACCTCAGTGCCACCATCGCGCCCTTCAGCTTTCCAGTCCCGATAGCGCTGCGCCTCCTCCTTCATGCCATCCGTGGGCATCAGGTCGATCTCCTGCCCTTCGATCGTTGCCATCAATCCTCAGGCGCCTCGGTCGGATCCTCGAGCACACTCAGCTCCTCGTACTCCTCCTCCTCAACTGGCGCCTCGGTGTCCTCGAACGCTGGCGTCGCACCCATCGGCATAGCAGCCTGCACCGCACCACCCTCGGTCACCTCGCTCGGATCGGTGTCGGTCACAATGTCCAACTCATCGAGCATTGCCAACTCCGCCTGACGCGCCACCAGCACATCCTCAAGGTCGCCGCCCTGCTCAGCGATCACCTGGCCAAGCGTCTTGAAGCCACACCGCACCGCCGTCTTATACGCATCCACCTCCTTCTGAGGATCCACCCAATCCCAGCTCCGCGGCACCCAGCGGCTAGCACGATATCGATCAGGGTTGCTCTCGTACCCAGGCAGGCTCAGCGCACCACTCAGCACGGCCATCTCAAGCCAAGCCTCGAAGACCGGCTGATGGAAGTTCTCGATCATGTACCGCTGCAGCACGCGGAACGTGTCGCGCTCATCCAGCAGGCTCAGCCGGCTGCTGCTGTAGTTGCTCTCTGAGAAGTTCTTGCTGATCGACTCGAACGAAACGCCCACACCAGCCGCCACCGCACGCAGCATCGACCGGGTGAATGGCTCAAGCTGCCCATCAGGTGCGTTCAGGTCTGGCACCGTCACGCTCTCGCCAGGCTGCAGATACTTGAAGACGCCCGGCTGAAACTCACTAACGCGCTCACCTTCATAAACCTCATCGCCCACCAGCTCGCCCTCGGGACTGCTGATGAATCCCATCAGTGCGCTGCTCGCCCGAGCACGCACCACCTCCGCCTCCTCATAGCCCTGCAGCATGTGGAGCCGCATCAGCGCCGAGGCGAACCATGTCACGCCCCTGGTCTGACCAGGCCGCTCGGGGATGAACAGATGGATCACCTCATCAGCAGGCACCCGGATCCGGCGGCCATTCGTGCGCGCATTGCCCGCATAGGTATCGCCCGGATGGTTCGCATAGAAGTGATACGCCTGCGGCCGCAGGTACTGGTCCACCTCGATGCCCATCCGCACCGTGTTGCCATCCCTGGCCTGCGGCACGTCGTCATCAATCAGGTAATCCGCCTCGAGCACCTGCAGCGCGAACGGCACCCGACTATCGCCGAACGGCCGCTTGATCATGCGGATAAACACCTCGCCCGATTCCGCCAAGCTGCGCACCAGCAGGCGCTCCATATCGTGGAAGCCGAGCAGGCCGCTCACATCACAGCGGCTCTTATGCATCCACCGCTCCCATTCCTCATGGATGCGGCCGTTCACCGTTTCATCCAGCCGCCCGCCGCGTTGCATCCGCACCTGTCCCTGATGACGGATGCCGTGACCGATCACGTTGTTCTGGATTGATCGGACCGCCTGCCGCGCATAGTCGTTATCGCGGCACAACTGCCGCGCACGATTACGCAGGCTCTTGAAGCTCGACTTGATCTCGCTATCGGCGCTGGTGCCACTGGTCACCCAGTCAGCCGTCAACCTGCTAACGCGCGCACCCTGATACGCACGCTGCCGCGGCCGTACCGGCTCGAACCCCATCGCCTTGAACAGTCGAGTCCTCAGTCCCATCTCAGAACCTCACGAACAGATTGTGGGGGTTGCCCAGGCCGTTGGCGATCAAGTCCGCCATCTGCTCGCGCTTCACCTCAGCCTTCAGTTTGCTTTCTAATTCCAGCAAGTCCTTCATGTCGTACTTCTTCAGGCTTCGATTGCCGATCGTGTATTCCTTCGCCACACCACCGGCAACGATCGCGCGGATGGCCGTCTGCACCGCATCAAGATCCTTCTGCGCCTGCGACCGTCCATCCAGCGCTGCCGGTGTGCCCGAGTAGCTCAGCGCTGCCAGCACCGTCAGTTGGCCGCTGCCCAGCGTGATCGTGCTACCAGTCTTGGTCGCAACCGCCTGCCAGTACCAAGTGCCAGCATCGAAGCCAGCGCTGGTGGCCGCGGCAATGCTGAACTCCCAGCCGGTCCCGTACGCAGTCCCGACCACCGTCGCGCCTTCACTAGCAGCGTTGAATCGCAGGTAGTAGGTCAACGTATAGGCAGCACTGCTCACAGTGTTGCCGAGGTTGTCCATGCCCTCAACATCCCGCCACTGGATCGTGTCGCCTGCTCTGATCTCGCTCGGGATGTTCACGGCCTACCAGTTGCTCACGAATCCGGGACCAGCCGCAGGCGCAGGCTGCTTCCTTGATCTTA